CTCATACTGCGTAACGGTGTTTTGCTGTACGCTTCGCATGCACTGTACCGGATATGAAACGGACAATCAGCAGCAATGGAGAGCAGACAAGCAGAGGCTCCAAGATGCACAACGGGTGTCTCCTACTGTGCTGGCCAGTGATGCAACATGCATCACCGGTACAGTACAGTACCTAAGGCACCATCATGTCTGCTACGCACCGCACCTGGAGCATACTGTGACTTATGAAGCATGCTTAGGTTGCCTTGATGCATAAGTCCAAGGGTAGTAGCCGGTTAGCCCCATGGGAAAGAATTCTTTGTTCCCAAAACGGGGGGGTAGGGGGGGCTAGTTACCCGGACAATTTCACTTACTGGTAAACGCGGCCACCAGTAAGAAAAATTATTTACAAACAAGAAGCCCGGGGTTACCTGTTGAGGCAGATGCCGAGAGGGAAACCACTGGCGAAGGCAGAAAACGCTGCATTAAAGGCTCTGATTACCATTTACGGGCCACGGGAAGCTGCTCGGCGGGCGGGATTGCCTGCTGGCACTGTCATGGCGTTCGCTTACACGCACAAGATCAAGAAGGCGACTGGTTTCAAGCAGGAGGATGGCGATGTTTCCAAGGTATTGGCTGACAATTTCGCCAAGGACAGGGAGGAAACGGCTCTGAACCTGGCCACTTACACCCGGAAAGCGTCCAAGAAGGCGTCTGAGCACTCAGATCCGCTGGAGGTAGCCCGCAAGGTGCGCGATGTGGCTGGTGTTTACTCCATTTTATGGCCGCCTGGCGAGGAATCCGAGCTGATTGAGGGCGCAATTCTTGTTGGCGGTGCGCAGCCGACCACTAATCCCGAGGAAGTAGCTGCCCGGGCAATCGAAATACCCGAGGAATCTGATGTACGGACTGAACTTCCCGACCAAAGACCAGCAGGCGATTGAGCTTTGGTGCTTTGCCAACGATCCTCCGCTGGGCGTAGGGCGTTACCAGCATCTCCGCAACGCCATTGACCTGATCTGGAACAGGCATGTCCCCAACACCTACATCTGGAACGACTGGACTGAGTGGATGCAGCGCACATTCGCTGAACATCCGTGGGCAACAGTCACCGGGCCTGCCGCTTCCTGGAAAACCACCTCTGCGGGGATCTTCGCGCTCACCAAATACTATGCCTCACCCAAGGATACAGTCGTTATCGTCACCTCAACCACACTTGACGGCCTACGCAGGCGAGTCTGGAAGGAAATATCCCATTTTCATCGGCTCAGACCCTTATTTGGGCACATGGTTCAGTCCAGAAACTGCATCCAGTTCCGTAAAGGGCACGATGACGCTGGAATTTTCGGATTGGCCACCGATAAAGGCGAAATCGACAAGGCCATAGGTAAAATCATCGGGTTTCACTCGCCAAACATGGTGGTGATCGTCGATGAGATGCCTTACACGCCTGAAGCGATCGTCGAAGCGTGCGTCAACCTTGAAACAGGCGCAAAATCCTTCCAATTCATCGGTTTAGGCAACGCAGACGACATGCTTGACCCGCACGGGCGCATGTCAGAGCCAAAAGCGGGCTGGGAAAGCATCGACGTCGAGTCAACGCAGTGGGAAACGCGCCGGGGAACATGCATTCACCTGGACGGCCTCAAATCCCCGAATATCACCGATAAAACCAGGAATTACCCCGGGCTTCTTACCCAGTTCGACATCGAGACCACCACCGAGATCTATGGAGTCGATTCCCCGCAGTTCTGGCAGATGCGCCGGGGATTCTGGGCACCGGAAGGCATCGTGAAGACGGTGCTCTCCATGCCCATGATAACTCGCTCCCAGGCGTTCGATGACTGCTCTTTCGACCAGAGTAACATCCCATGCGCCGGTCTCGACCCAGCTTTTGAGGGCGACGACCGCTGCGTGCTCCGTCAGGCCAAGTGCGGCGAGGTGGACGGAAAAATGACTTTACTTATGGGGCGCAAACACTTCATAAAGACCAAAATCAAGCCGGATGACCCGATTCATTACCAGATTGTTCGCCAGGCCAAGGAAATCTGCGAAGGAGAAGGAATTACCCCGTATTACTTTGGTCTCGACTCAACCGGGGAAGGCGGTGGTCTTGCGTCGATTTTCCAACGGGAATGGAGCCGGGAAATCCTCTGCGTCGAGTTCGGCGGCCTCGCGTCGAAGAATCCGGTCAGCTCCACCAATTCAAAGCCCGCCAACCAGGAATACGACCGCGCAGTGACCGAGCTGTGGTTTTTCTTCCGGTTATTGGTCGAAAACAAGCAGATCAAGAACCTCGACCCCGAAAGCGCGGCGGAATTCTGCCGGAGATGGTGGCAGATGCGCGGGCCTTACGTTTCCTTAGAAACCAAGGCAAAAATGAAGGATCGCACCCGGAGAAGCCCGGATATCGCCGATGCCGACGTTGTTACCGCCCGGGTCGCCAATGCGCGGTGCAACCTGAAACCCAGCGCATTTTCGCACAAGGAAGACCGTCCCGACTCGCCCTGGAAGCGATTCCTGAAAAAACGCAATGTCACACCCGAATACTCCGCTACAGCTTATTAACGAGTGGGGCGCGTGCCCGCCGGACGGTTATCGCTATGTCGATCCCGTATCCGGCTTTCTAGCTCACGCCTGGACTTATGTTGACTGGATAAACGTCGAGAAGGCTCACCTGATCGCAAATAGCAGAGAAATTCCCGCCACGCTTGAGTCTGACATGCAACATCAGCTATGCCTGACGCTTCCTCCTGGTTGGTGCCTTTATGACGACGATTCCCGGCCACGGCCTTCAGTCCAGCTTAGTTGGGATAACGTCGTCGGGGGAGTGAAAACTTTCACTCGCTGGATCGCTGCCGGTTGCAAATTTGTCGCTCAGAGTGAGGCGGAGAGGCGCGGCACCATCTGTGCGAATTGCTATCTCAACGTCAATGTTCAGGGTTGCTCCGGGTGCCAGGCAGCGGTCAAGGAGATGGTGGGAGACAAAAAGACGAAGGTCGATGGGTCGCTGCGTTCCTGCGCTGTCTGCAAATGTTTCCTGAAGGCGAAAGTGCATTTCCCGATAGAGACCCTTGACACAGATTCGGAAAAGGTGCAATCAATGTACCCGGGCTTCTGCTGGCTCAACAAGGAAAGCGTGAATTACCGTGGCTAAACCGATCCTCCTATTTCGCATAGACGTCGGTTTCGATCCAGAGCGCGGCTACGCCGCCAGCGTCCTCGACCTCCAGGAGCAGAAGATGAAAGGCATCCGGGGCAACTCCATCCAGCAGGTCACCGCCCGCCTTCGCATCGCGCTCAACGAGGTGATGGAGAAGCGAAAACACTTTCCACTGGAGCACGAAAGAAACGAACCATCAAGGATCATAACACCCAACGGCGGATACCCATGACACCAGAATTAAAACCGGACAACGACCCCACTGAACTTCCCTTCAGCGAAATCAAGGACGACAAAACGCTGCGCAAAAACCTGGACGACCAGCTTCAACAACTCAAACTGCTTCCTTCCAGCAGGGAACGCGCACTGGCCATTACCAAGTTGCAGGAGGCCATCATGTGGCTGGGCATGGATCTCAAGCGGCTCGGTGAAGCGCATCCATACCCAACCAGCTACGATCCCGCTTCTCCGGTAGTCCACCCAACCGCCGAAGGCTTGAAGCTATGAAAGCCTACCAGGAGAGAGTGGTCAACGAGCAGAACGCCCTGGACGAGAAAATCGAGCTGCTCACCGAGTTCCTCAAAGATACCAATTCCCGCCAGATCGTTTGCCCCATCGAGCTGGAACGGATGGACAGGCAGCTTGACCTGATGGTGAAGTACTCCGCAGTCCTTGGAGAGCGCATTAAGAATTTCAAATGACCGACACCTATGGCACGCGGCTTGCCTCGTTAGACGAAGAAGGTAATCGTCCCGATTCCCGGATTGGTAACGCCGGTAACGCCCGCAGCCTGGTGCAGCGTCTCAAGCATGAGGACGAGACGCGAATGTTCCGTTACACCCGCATGATGGGTCTGATGGACGGCAATCCTCCCTGGAATCAGCAGAAGCTAATCGACATCGGCCAGGGTCACCGCGCCAATTTCAACCTGCGCGAAAGCGAAGGCATCGTGGAAGCGGCCAAGACTCCCTACTACGATCTGGTGTTTGAAGTTCCCTACTTCGCCCGCCTTGAGTTCGACGTCCAGGGAGCCGCGTCCCACATGGTCAATCAGTGGAGCGACATCGCCACCGAGGAATACACCGACACCCTTTCAGCCTGGGACGGTTACGATCACCAGATCCAGCTTCACCAGTGGCAGATGATCGTCAACGGCGTGGGGCCGATCTTCTGGCCGCATTTTATCGGATGGCACAGTGAAGCAGTCAAGTCGCGCCGGGTGCTTGTCCCCATCGAGACCAAAGCCAATGTGGACGAGCTGGAGCTGTGCTGCGTCCTGCATTCCTACCGCGCCGACGAGCTGGAGCAGTTCATCAAGAAAGGCGGCACCTACGAAGCTGATGGCGATGGCTGGAACATCCCGCTGTGTGAGAAGGCCATCATCGACTCCGCCAAGCGCGAGATGCGGCAGACCTGGGGGACTGAAAACTATGATCTTTACCAACGGGCGATACGCACTGGTGACCTATTCCATGGCATTCATCGCAGTGATCGCATTTATGTGGCTTCTCTCTTTGTCAAAGAGTTCGGGGGAAAAATATCTCACTACATGATAACCGACCAGAACCTCGGGCATCAGACTGATTACGATAGCCTGATGGGAGACGAGATCGGTTACCTGTTCAAGCGGCGCAACAAGTTTTCCTCCTTCGGCAACGTCGTTTGCCCGTTCTTCTTCGACTCCGGCCCCGATGGAACCTGGCACGCAGTCAAGGGGCTGGGGCCGAAGATTTACGATTTTTGCGACATATCCAACCGCACTTTCTGTCAGATGCTCGATGGCAGCGTGATTGGATCTGGGATCACCCTGGAAGCTCAGGATGCCAACGCCATGGAGGAAACTCAGATCGCTCTTGTAGGCGGTGCCGCTGTAGTTTCGCCAGGATACAAAGTGGTTCAGACCCGAATCGCGGAAAGCCTGGAAGGTGCAATGGCCATGCGCCGCGAACTGCACGGCACTCTACAACAAAACACCGGATCTTACCGACAGCGAAGCGAGGAACAGAATCCCGAGCCGACTCTCGGGCAGGCCCAACTCATCAGCCAGCAGCAGCAGCTTCTCACCAAGGGAAGCACCAACCGTTACTACAACAACCTCGACAAATGGCACCGGGAAACCGTTCGCCGTCTCCTTGATCCAGCCCAAAGCTCCAGTATCCCCGGGGGAAGGGAAGCCATCGAGTTCAAAGCCCGCTGCGTCATGCGCGGAATCCCCTTTGATGTGATGGATTTCAAGTACATCCGCCGGGTCATTTCCACTCGCTCGATCGGGTTCGGCTCTCCGCAGCTACGCGACATTTCCACCAGGGAACTGGTTTCCATGATCCCGTACATGGATGAGGTCTCCCGCAATCACGCGCTGCGGGCACGCGCTGCCGCGCTCCCCGGGATTGGCATGCACTCGGTCGATGATTTCTTTCCGCCTATCGAGAAAAGCGGCATCCCCGACGCGCACGCCGCCCTCGCTGTCCTGGAAAACAACGCGCTCCGGCAGCAGGGCGGCAAAGCCCTGGTGGAGCCGATGCAGAATCACTCCACCCATTTCGATGTCCATTACCAGGACGTCATGCAGCATTTCATGGAGCAAACCGGACGCGGCCAACCCGGCCAGAACGGGATGAACGGAAATGGCAACGGCCAGTCACCTGCTCCGCAAGGCCCGCCGCAGCCGCCGCAGAATCCTCTGGAGCTGTTGATTCACATGGAGAACACCGGGCCTCACATGTACCAGCACCTCCAGAAGTTGCAGGGAGATCCCACTCGCAAGCAGGAAGTTGAGCAGAAACAGAAGATGCTCAACGACCTGGGCAAGAAAAGCGATCAACTGCACCAGCAGCTTACCGAAGGCATGCAGGCCGCAGCGGATCAGCCGCAGCCCGGGCAGCCTGATCCGGAGATGCAGGCCAAGGTGATGAAAGTTCAGGGAGACCTCCAGTTGAAGGCGCAAAAAATGGACATGGATCACGGCCTGAAAGTGCGCAAGCAGGAATTCAACGAGCAGCTTCAGGACAAGAAGACCGCCGCCGGTATCGAGCGCGACACCGCGAAGACTTCTCACGGTCTGCAACAGACCGAGGCCACCATGCAGATGGAAAAGGCCAAGACCACTCAGGATTTGCAGCTTTCAAAGGCAAAGACACGCGCCAACCTGATGATGACCGGCGCGAAAACCAAGCACGGCATGTCGATCGCCGAGCGCAAGGCGCGGCATGATGCGCGGCTCAAAGAGCGGCAGGCAGCCGCCAAAGCGCGGCAGGACGCTCAAAAGCCGAAACCAAAATCCGAATGACGGTAGAGCAATTCAGGCGACACAAATATCTTCCCGCCCAATGGAGGAAGGAACTGGCCACCAATGGAATTTTGCAGGCGGTGCTGGAAGTCATGGAAGACAATCACCCGGCCAGGTTTGCAATCCGTGGCGACAAGGACGAAGATGTGTCGCCGACTCGCGCTGCGATTGAGCTGGGGCTTACCCGGGGTTACTCAAAGTTCGGTGACACGCTCCGGCTGCTCGCCGTCCAGGTCGTCACCCAGAAAGATGCTGGAGAACCCACTTATGAACCGCCTCCCAGGGAAGAAACAGTAGCCCCATAACTCTTATGGCCGAACCACAAATCGTACCGCCCACCCCGACAGTCACTCAGCCTTCGCATCCGCCTCCTCCGGCTCCTCCGGATACTTCCCCGGGTCTGGATCAGATGCAGGCAATTTTCGATCGGGTGCTTCCCGACACCAGGAAACCTACTCCTTCGGCCACCGCGCCCACTGCGCCTGACGCTCCGCCAGCAGCACCAGCACAACCGGCACCAGGAGAACAACCGCCAGCAGCACCCACGGAGCAGCCGCCCGGAGAGTTAAAGATCCCTTCATTTCTGGAGGAAGCATTAAAGCCGGAGCCTCCTGCGGCGCAACAGCCGATTGATCCTGAAGCGGATTTTCCGGATGACCTTCCCCCGGATCAGAAGCAGAGCCGGATCAAAGGACTCCGCGAAGCCTACAAACGAGTCAAAGGCGAGCTGGAGACCGCCCGGCAGCGAACCGGCAGCGATCCGCAGGAACGCGCCCGGCTGCAATTCCTGGAAGGGCAGAACCGGCAGATGCAGGAAGTTCTTTCCCGTGTCGGCGTGGAACATTCACCTCAGTTTCAGCAGCAGATCATCGCGCCACTGACCGCCTCATGGCACGAAGCCGCCCGAATTGTGCGCGATGCTGGCGGCGACCCGCAGGAATTGGCCAAAGCCATGACCTTGCAGGGGAAAGCGCAGTTTGAAGCTCTCGACATGCTCTTTTCCGAGATGCCCGAGAGCGCAAAGACAGAAGCGCATGACGCGCTGCGCACCTACCGCCGTTTTGAGGAAGCACGGCAACGCGCCGTGGCCAACGCGCCGCGAACGCTGGAAGCATTGCGGGCGCAGGACGCCGAACGTCAGTACCAGGAACTTGGGAAGCAGCGGCAGGGAATGACCGAGATGTTCGACCAGGCTCTTACCCGGCTCAGGGACGAAGCCAAGGTCGAGGTGTTCCAGCAGACTAACGATCCCGAAACCAAATGGTGGAACGAGCAGCGTGAGCAGATCATCAATCAGGGCAAGTCGCTGTTCCTGGAAAACACCGACATGAACAAGGTGGCCCTGGCATGCCTGCTTGCTCCGGCGGCAGACGCCTACCGGAAACTCTTTCTAAAATCTCAGCAGAAAGTTGGCGAGCTTAACAAGATCATCAAGGATCGACTTGGCGGAGAGCCGACTCTAAGCGAGAGCGGCGGGAACGCTGGCAGCCTCCTGCCTGAAGCGCAGATGCAGGAAGACCTCAAAAAGCCATTCGATCAGGTGTTTCTGCGGGAGTTTCACAAAGCCCAGGGGAGATCACAACGATGAAAACATTAGAAGATGGAATGTACGTGGTGGACAAGAACAACATTTACGCCGCCTTCGTTGTCAGGAACGGCGAAGTGACGCAGTGCGCTCCGATATTGCGCAAAAATATCGGGTTCTGGATGTCAGTGGCCAAAAAGATCGCCACTGACCTGACCATACCGCCTCCAACACTGGAGACGGCCTAGTCGTCTTTTTTAGCTGCCTTGTCCTTCTCCTCCTGGCGTTTCTGGCCTTCGGCGATGTTTTTCTTTTCCAGGTCGATGGCCGGATTGGGTTGACCGAGGGAATCCCGGTACTCGCCGCCTGCCTTGGTCTGGTGCTCCGCGTCCTTGGTGTGTTTATCCATAATGAACTGATTCGTAACATCTCCGGGATTGGCCGCAAGAAAATTCCTTGACTGACCTGCCCCGGGGTATTAGAAAGCCTCTCGACGCGACAGCGACCCGTCATCGCAGGGCTTAATCAGTCGAGATGTAGTCCCGATCTCAAACAGCACGGCTGAATACCGGAAGCCAGCCACCCGGAAAGGTCTGGTGCCTCCTCTTGATGGAGGAAGGATTTCATCAGCCAAACTGTTTGAGAACTTTCAGAAAGGACTACTTCGATGGCTTGCGAAAACATCAAGAACGCTTTCTACGCTCTCACAGGACAAGTGTCCCCGCGTCTGTATAACCGTATCAGCATTAACGATCCCTGGGTGGCCTACGTCGAGAAAGGCGAATGGCCCACAGGAATGGGTTACACCATCAACTCGATGATGCTGGAACGGACTCTTACCAACTCGGAGAACGGAACAGAATGGGTCAATGCAACGCCCTCGGGAAACCTGGACGTTGCCACGGCGAACAACAACTGTTTGCCAGTGCCGGAACTGCTCAGTTTCGGTCAAACGCTGACACCCTTCACGATGCAGCGGAGGAATATCCAAACGGAGAACTTCTGCATCAACGACCTGCAAAACGATTTTATGATCTCGCAGGTCTTGAGCAACGTGATGGATCAGCTTGAGACCGTTACCGAATGGGTCTGGAGCAACCGTTTCCAGAATGAGTACCTCAACCTTGCCGGTCATCACATAAATGAGACTGGCACTGGGATCATTGCTGATTCGGCCACCCGGTTCACTCCGCAGAACATTCCGACCACGGCTACCAGCCGGTTGGTGCAGGGAACACTTGAGCAAATCTACACGCAGCTCGTCCTTGACGGTGCTGTCGCCACAGCGGGCGCAATCGGAAAGGGCGCGAACGATCAGCCGATCTTCGCGTTGTTCACCGATGCCGTCACCTCACGCGACCTCATCAGGCAAGACCCAGAGCTGCGAATGGATTTCCGGTACGCAGATCCGGATAAACTCATCAACACGCTTGGCACGCCTTACAGCTATAACGGCTTTAAGCATGTCTGGCTGAAATTCCCGCCTCGTTACGACGCAGCGGGAGCGAGGGTTTACCCATACCTGCCACCGACAACGACCACCAAAGGATGGAAGCGCGAAGTGAATCCGGCGTACATTTACGCCAAGTTTGGGATCAGCTTCGTGTTCATTCCCACGGTGTTCACCTGCCTGTACGAGAGACCCAGCACCGCTCCCGGTGGTGGCATCAAGTTCGATTACGCATCCCACATGGGCGAGTTTCAGTTCCTGGTCATCACCGACAAGGAATGCAACCCGCGTGGTGAACTCGGCTTCTTCGACGCTCTGTATGCGTCGGCGAGTCAGCCGGGCCAAACCTACCTGGGCTACGCGATCGCGCACTTGAACTGTGCCCCGCTGCGTGTGCCGCACACCTCCTGCTACTCATAAGAGTGTAGTTATGCGCCAGCATCAGCAATGGTGCTGGTCGATAACTACATGCCTAAATGAGACGCAATGGTGACAGAGGTCTATGCGGTGGTGACCGGGAAATCCTTGATCGGGGATACGGCTTTCACCGCACAGGCGACAGGTGGCTTCCCGACCGGTGGCTGGGAATGCCTTCCCAGGGGCCGGTAATTCCGCCCACTCCGCCATTTGATCCGACCACCATTCCCGGGTTGTGGGGATGGTGGAAAGTCGATTCCATCTCACAGGCCGATGGCTCGGAGATACTGAGCATTCCCGACAGCAGCCCGGCCAATCATCCTTTAACCGGCCCAGCGGGATTCGCGCCTAAGTATTACGCCAACGTACTCAATGGCAAGCCCGTGATGCGCTTCAGCGGGGCAACACAGATAATGAGCCTGGCCACAGGACTTCCAGGCCCATGGACAATCATCTCGGTGGTGAAACCTGCTACTCCCACCAGTGAAATGTATCAGATGACGAACTCAGCACAGGACGGCCCGCACGCCATAAACTTCTTCGGGCCGGGAGGTGCGATATTTCATTCGCCGCCAGGAGTCAGGTATCAGTTCGGTGCCACTCCCTCAATGGCGGTTCTGGGCGGCGAGTTCCGCGTCTGGAGAGGCAGTTCCGATGGTGGCATGGCATTTTCAGGAGGCATGGGTGCAGTTTACATGGCCGCTATCGGATGGCCTAACGACCCAGCGGGACTTAACCAGCTTGGGCGAAGGGGCGTGTCAGCTCTTTCCAGTGGAGATATTGCTGAGATGTTTGCCTATAACGCAATCATTTCGGATTCCGACTACCAGAAGCTGCTCGACTATTTCATAACCCGGTTCGCGTTGCCGCACGCGCCCGACAAAGGACTGGCTGACGGTGCTGCGGTTTCCAACTGGGGAGACAGTAGCCCATCCCGTGGGCAGGCCAAGCAAGCTACCGCCAGTAAGAAACCGATCTTCAAGACCAACGTTCTCAATGGCAAACCGGTGCTACGCTTTACCACTGCCGCGCAAAGCGGCCTCACCCTTGTTTCGCCAATCTCCAACGCCGCTCCCATCACTATTTTCACGGTGATGAAACGCGCCGCTCAAAATACGCAGATTCTGGCATTGATGAGTAACACCTCATGGGGACAGGGAATCGCATCCGATGATGTCATATATGGTGGCAGCAGCTTCTATTACATCAGCACCACAGGGCCGATAGCCAACCCCAATGCGTTTCATATCATTTCAGGTCTGCATATCAGCTCTCCTTCGGCCAACATCTTTATTGATGGCACGTTACAACCGAATTTAGGTGGCGGTGGAAACACTGATCCTTATACCTCCATCGGGTGGTTTCCCGGGGCACCAAGTTACTCTGACGGAGACATTGCCGAGATCATCGTATATTCCGGTGCGCTGGGGTTGAGACTGAAGCTCACCATCTTGATAACGACCCTACTGGTTACTGGTGAATTCCCAGGCCCAGAAGATTTTGATGCCATGGTAGGAGATCGCCATAAGATCAGACGATACCTTAATCGCCATGGCGCACACCCGTCACAGGCTCAACTGGATGCAGTGGTGACGCCAATGGCAGTAGGTGACCGTGCCAACATCGAGAAATACCTGAGCACCAAATACGGGATTGCCGTTACCAGCGGCGGCACCGCAGTCGATCCATCCACCGTGGCTGGACTGTTGGCCTGGTATAAGGCGGATTCACTCCTATGAAACCAGGCCCACTAGACCTACCTACGATATGGCGCGGCTGCGACTGGGGGCCGGTTACTCTCAAGTGGAAGGACAAGAACGGACAACCGATCAATCTCTCAGGCTGGTATCCGGTGGCGCAGTCTCTGAAGATCAACCTGAATCCCACTATCACGGATGTCGGACAAGGGGAAACCCAACTGGCACTCAACAGGCAGCAGACCAAGAATCTCAGGCTGGGAGTGGAGAACTGGGACTGGATCTGGCAGAGAATTCAGGGACAGTACCGCTTTCCGCCGTTTCTGGCTGGCAAGGTGCAGATCAAAGACCCGGTATCGCCTGTCCTCGGCGACGAGCCACCATTCATCCCGCCAGAAACTCCTGTGGCCATTGCCGGAACGAACGTCACGCATAACTCGTTCAGGGCAAACTGGGAGCCAGCAGAGCGTGCGATTGGTTACCTGCTTGATGTAAACACCAATGCGAATTTCGGCACCAACACTTTCGTTCCTGGTTACAGGAATCGTGATGTCGGGAACATCCAGCACCTTGTTGTCGTGGGGCTGGAGGAGTTCCTCGACTATCATTACCGGCTTCGCGCCTACAACCATGGCGGCACCACCATCAATTCCAACGTCATTCATGTCCACACGCTTCACGCGCCGCCGCCGGGGAATGACAATTTTGCCGACAACCTCCCGTTGCCCGGCCTGGCTGGTTCGACCGTTGGAACGACTCGCGGTGCCACACATCAGAATGGCGAACCTCCGGGGGCGCACACGGTCTGGTACCGATGGCGCAGACCCAGCACGCCTGTTGTCTCCTACTGGAGACTGGATGATAACGCCAACAAGATCGACATTTACAAAGGCGATTCCCTGGAAACGCTTCACCTCCTGGCCTCATCCGTGGGAGATCCTCCCGCCCTGAGCTTCATCGCGGGAGACGACGAAACCATCGCTTTTTACCGGGTACGCGTGTCCGTGGCTGATGGCAGCTTCGGCAACCCATTCACCATGCACTGGACTTACGCGATATGACCAAGACTCTGGACGAAGTTACGACAGAGTTAGACCTGACCGAGATTCGCGTGGAGGTCGGCTTTCCGGATACGCCCTTTGGCGGCGTGCAGGCATTCGGGATCGGCGACGCGCCCATACAGGTGGTCTTCGGCAACGAATTCGGAGAAGAAAGTCCGGATACTCCCGAGACTCCCGAGACGCCTCCGCCCACTGGGGAAGGAGTCCCCGGCCCGCAAGGGCCGCCAGGCCCGAAAGGTGACCCCGGTGAACCTGGGCCGCCTGGCCCAGCGGGAGAAGATGGAGCGGCGGGTGCTAAAGGAGCACAGGGAATTCAGGGAGAACCTGGAGCAGAAGGAGCAGCCGGTGACCAGGGAATCCCCGGGGCAGCAGGCCCGCAGGGTGTTCAGGGCGCACCAGGCCCGGCCGGGCCAAAGGGAGCTGACGGCACAAGTGTCCAGATCAAAGGTTCAGTGGCGAATTCAGCAGCTCTCCCTCCGAGCGGCAACACTCCAGGAGACCTCTGGATCACACTCGACACCGGTCACGGATGGGTGTGGGGATTGCCAGGACAATGGAGCGACATCGGGCCGATTCAAGGGCCGCCCGGCGCGACAGGTGCTCCTGGAGCAGTAGGCGCACAAGGGCCAGCGGGCGCAACCGGCCCGCAGGGAGCAAAGGGAGATGTTGGTGCGATGGGGCCGCAGGGAGCGCAAGGCGTTCAAGGACAACAAGGGCCAAAAGGCACCACAGGGAGCACCGGAGCAACTGGCGCAACAGGAGCGCAGGGAATCCCAGGCCCGACAGGAGCGACTGGCCCGCAGGGAAACATAGGGCCGCAAGGAAACACCGGATCTCAAGGAGTGAAGGGCGACCCCGGGGCTGCTGGGCCACAGGGAGCGAAGGGTGACAAGGGTGATCCAGGGGCGCAAGGAATTCAGGGCAACACAGGATTGACCGGCCCTCAGGGTGCGGTGGGCGCGGCTGGGCCGGGAGTCGTGGCTGGCGGAGCACTTGGCGCGATCCTTCGGAAGAAAAGCGCAACCGACTACGACACGGAATGGAAAACGCCCTCCAGCGCACAGGGGTTCGTAGCGACCAATCCAAGTATCACGGGTCTTGCTCGTAAGATGTTCGGCCTAAGTGGTCTCATCACACCATCTTTCAGTGGAAAGGTGCTGGCATTGATAAGCACATCCTTAAAATGCACCGTCTCTTTTACGGGTCAGGCACAGATGCATTACGGCACAGGAGCAGCTCCGTTAAACGGACAGGCTTCAGCAGGGACAGCGATAGGATCAGTTTTTCAGCCCGATAGTGATGGTGGACAGATCGGTTCGACTTTCTGTGCCGTTGTAACCGGACTAACTGTAGGCACTCAGTACTGGTTCGACCTTGAAGGGGTCACAACCAACGCTGGTGCATCGCTTGTCGCGGTCTTGCCGGGAGTCACTTTGGTAGAACTCCCATGAAGGAAGAACCATGGAAACATTTTCTCAACTGGGGCGCGGTGCTGATGTTCCTGTTCATGCCAATACTGATAATGACGATCCAGCTTTTTGCGCTGGCCTTCCCAAGTTTTCTGAGCGAAGCCCTGCCACAGCAAGAGTTCAAGTACCTCTACGAATTCCAGCGTGCCCTTGCCGTTCTGGTGTTCGGATTGTCTGGCCTCCGCACCTGGGAAGTGGTTAAAGACAGAAATGGAAAACACAATGGACAAAGTAAAGATCGAACAACGGATCACAGAGCTGACCACTGAGAGAGCGAGGCTGAAAGACGCTCACACCGAACTGGTGCAGCAGAACCAGCGCGTGAATCAGGACTTTCAGCAGCGGATCGTCCAGAACCAGACCCGCTACGCCCAACTCACGGGAGCCATCGACGAACTCAAGCACATGACGAACGGCCAGACACCACCTTCGACAGAAAACCAACCACAGGAGAAAACAACACCATGATTATCTACCTACCACTGCTCATATCCATCATCGGACTGCTCATGTACGTCCTCGCAGGGAATCCCAAGATCGTTGAGATCGGACGGATCATGTTCTGGACTGGCTTGCTCGCATTTCTGATGGGCGGCGGAGCAATCCACGCAGTACAGGGCGGAAAAACGGGGCAATACGCGCCACCGGTAAACGAACTGTCCACTTAAATGAGCTGCCCAGGAACAGGAATCGAGTGCGACACGGTTCAAATCATTGAGCCGAATACCGACCTGCTGGTCGATACCGCTGGGGCTAACAGCGACATTGACGAGCACGGAGAGGTGCTTCTTAACCAGGGACAAACCGGAGTCATTGTTTACTTCGTGGTACCAAAGCTCAATGCAAACTATAGCTTTGAGTACCTCTACGTTGAAGCAGCGAACCCGCCGCAGTCCCACCCAGGCACGGTCATTCCCATACCGACGATCAAGTTGAACATCGGTTTTGGCATACGGCTGGCGGGTTCACCGATTGCTCCTGGGTATGTGTTGAAGTGGCGGGTCACCATCAAGAGGACTTCGACGCTGGTTCAGATTGATGCGCCGGAGAATCTGTACCTGCAAATGCCACGGGCAACCACCATGCAGGTCGTCTTTGCCAATCCTCGCGGCGGAGTCGATTACGGCTTCAGCGAGCTGCGGGTGGAGAACCTGATTGATACGACCCGCAGGGCACTCATCCATGTGCAGGTGTACCAGAAAGGACTCAACGGGTTCTTCCTGGATGTGAACCCAAGGCCGCCAACGGATCACTACTTCCTGAAGGTGAGAACTCCATGACACCAATCATCGAAGACACTATCCTGGGAAGCGACCTGGATTGCCAGTTCTACGACCTGCTCAATGTCAGAAGCCTTGAGCCGGTTCCTCCGAACCTGGCCACCAGCGATCACCCCGGGCTGACTGACGAGAGACTGCCGCTCCCAGGCAGTGTTTACGATGAGCATGTGGCGATCGACGCTGGCATCGTTCAATCCAAACTCAATTTGGATGGTCAGATCCCCCCGGCATGGCTCGGTACTTCGCCTGGTACCGCAGCTCAAGGGGATCTGGCCGAATATCTCGCCAATAAGGATCAGCCCGGCGGCTATGCCGGACTGGATTCCACAGGAAAGATTCCATCAGTGCGGCTGCCGGACGCCGCAGGAGCAGGCACTGTCACCTCTGTTGGCCTGACGATGCCTGCTTCTTTTGGTGTCACCGGAACTCCAGTGACAGGAGCCGGAACACTTCAAGTCCAGTGGGCACCGGTTCTCGATCTTTCCTGGTTCGGGAACAAGGAAGGGATTGCGGGGCCACCTCAGTTTTACAACACTCCACTTCCCCCCACTCTGATCCCCAGCCTTGATGCCTCGGTCGTCACAAGTGGAGTGTTCGACCCGGCCCGTCTCCCGGTGGCCGTGGGGATTGGTCTCTCCCATGCCTCGGGAGCGGTGCCTTCCCCCGGGGCTGGAACTGGGCCTGGGGAAAACGCTACCGATTACCTGGCCAGGGACATGACTTTCAAGCCCATGAGTGGCGATGTGCCCACGGTATTGCCGGTGTTGAAAGCTCCGAAGCTGGTCGCTGACAGGACGGTGGAAGATCCGGTGTCGGTGATCGTGTCCCTGGTGGAGATGCAGATGCTTGGCGATCCACCGGTGTCAACGGAGGTCAACATCGAAGATGCTCACCACGTTTTCTTTTACGAGATCGCAGCAACCCCGGGCTATAAGGAGTTCCCGCCGGAGAAATTTGTTCACGTTACGGCACCGGCCACTGTTCACGCCTACTGCGCTCACGCCGGAATGGAGAATTCCCCTGTAACCACACTCACGCTGGCATGACACCAATTATTGAAGACACGGTTCTGGCGACTCCTCTGGATTGCCAGAATTTCGACATTCTCAATGCCGGACAGTTGTATCCGGTGCCTTTGGGTTTGGTCGGCACGAATGACCCCGCGCTCGATGGCCCGAGAGTTCCCGTGCCGGGATCGGTTACCGATTTAAGCGTGAACGCCATAGCAGCCATCGCCCAGGACAAACTTCTGTTCAATGGCGCACCTCCACCGTCATGGATCGGCGGCAACAGCAAGCAATTCGCTCCATCAGAACTGGTGGAACGGGTTGCCAACAAGGGTGCTCCCAATGGCTACGCCGCGCTCGGTGCGGATGGGAAGCTACCGCCCTCTCAGGTCGCCGCAGGCACCGACATTGGAACGGTGACTTACGTTGGCCTGAAGATGCCTCCGGAAATGCAGGTGGCAGGAAGCCCGATCACTGACAGCGGATCATTCGCTACCACATGGAAGGATGCTCCTGACGGAAGCTGGTTTGGCGTTATGACGGCGGGACTGGGTGGAATTCTCCAGCCAGCATTTCAGGTTGCGCCGCTGCCTCCGGGAGCGATTCCATCTATTGACGCCACTAAGTTCACATCCGGCGTGTTTGATAAGAAACATCTCCCCGTTGCCTCCGGCGGCGCGGATCACGCTCCTGGTGCTGTCCCTGACCCCGGGATAATTGGCCTTCCTACTGACTACCTCGGGCGCGACATGCAGTGGCATACCCTGACTCCCGACGTCATCACTCAGCCGCGTTGCCCGATGCCGACCATCACGCTGGATTCGTGGACGGACAAAGACGTCACGGTGACGATTCGCTCAAAGCTGCCTGGGTCGTCACTTTTCATCCTTGTCCAGAAATATCCTCTTTACGAAAGCCCGGGTTTCTCGCTGTCAAAGGTCGAGCACCACGACAAGGATTTCACCGATATTCACGACACCATCACGGTGAATGAGCTGGACATCGTTTGGGCTTACGCCGCCAAAGCCGGTTACAACAACAGCGGGTTCGCCACGCAATGTCCCGGTGCTGGAAAAACCAACCCGTGGCTCGTTGTCACGCCATTAACTGTCATCCCCTACCCAGACGTATGCCCATGAACAGAGAAACTGAAATACCTCTACCTGTTGAAGAATCTGGAAGGACGTTGATTTACGACGGACTGGCCCAGAACGACATCGACATGGCGAATTACAGGTTGCTGAACCTGGACACCACCAACCTGCCTCCGATCGGAATTCCTCCCACCATCCATCCTCCGGCCAATCAGTGGCTGCACGACTGGGATGGGATCAATCATGTCTGGACAGCAACGCGGCCTACCTTCCTGGATATTGGCCCTGACAACGGAACGCTGACCAGAGACCAGCAATTAAGAATCTCCTCTCTTGGCGACGTCAGAATCGGGCAGTGGAACGCCACTCCGCTTGCCCCAAACAGGGTGCCCAGGCTCGACCTGATTATGCCCCCGCAGGACAACCTGAGCATCAACAACAAGAGGGTCGTCAATGTAGCCAATCCTGTCGATCCCAATGATGCGGTCAATAAAGGCTTCATGGACATGCTGCTGCAAGGCTTGAATCCAAAGGCAGCGGTTCGGGTGGCTTCACCAGGATCTGGACGACCATGGCCCGGCCCAGGTGGACTGGGCGTGATTGATGGGGTCGAGATTCAGGACGGAGACCGAGTTCTCCTGTACAGTTATCCGCCTAACACTGCCTACCATGAAGGCATCTGGATTGCCCGCGATGCAGTTAATTGGGAACGCGCTCCTGATACTCTCGGAGTGGGCGGATTGGATCGGGCCTACGTCCACGTTCTGGAAGGTGACCTGAACGCCGGAACAAGTTGGGTGCAGGTCGCCACGCTTGCGCATAACCCGCCGCAGCTTGGCGATGACCCGAACTGGATTCTCTTTTCCACCAGCGGGGCAACCATTATCCCGGGCAGTGGACTGACTAAGGACGGCAACACACTCAATGTGGTTGGCACGCCTGGAAGGATCTGGGTCGGGCCTGACAACGTGGACATTGATCCCGCTTACACGGGCCAGGATTCCATCACCAACCTTGGTCACGTTACAGAAGGCCGGTGGAACGCGGAACTGATCGAGGGCGCATACGGAGGGACAGGAGTCCAGAATTCCGGCAAGACAATCTCCATTTGCGGGAATTTCAGCACCTTCATGCCGCTGGATTCTCCGGACATAACAGCAGGCCGCGCCCTGATCTTTGCCCTGCTCGACAACACCCGACTGACACTTCCTACGGCTGGAATGGTTGCCACTGTTGACCATCCAGAGACCTTCACCAATAAGCGCATCGAGAAGCGCGTGGCGTCCTTTGTCGCGTTCGCTAGACCGGCCATCGACACTGACAACAACGACGTTTACAAACTGACCGCGCAGGATCAGCCGATCCTTTCATTCACCGACAACCTGAGCGGGACGCCCACTGACGGACAGGAGCTTGAAATCTTCATCGAGGAAGTGCATGAGATTCCGCCTCCTCCCGCGCCGCCTGACATTCCAGTGGTGCAGTCCTTCCCCATCACATGGGGTGACGCATTCCGTGATAGCGGGACACTTAAACTGCCGCAGGTCACGGTTGGACTTGGTGGAATCTACGTCAAGTTCGTCTTTAACACCGACCACGGCAAATGGTGGCTGGTCAACAGGGTGGACGACTTTGCCCTATGATTGATTTCTGGCAGCGTTTCTTTGGGAATACCGGTGGCGGTGGAAGCAGGTTCACTGGCGGCGGTGGGACATTTCCTCCTCCCACAAATCCCAATCCTTTTTCAAACATTCCGGATAGGTACGGTTGGCCGCCTACAGCCCCATGGATGGATTTCGGCAACAGAACTGACCCGACAATGACCCAACTGGTGCCCGGACTAGATCCGGATATGCCAAATTCAGAATTTGAGCAGCCTTTCAGGGGCGGTGGCCAAACGATCTACGATCCGGCGGAAATGTCGAACTTCGGTGACCTCTGGCATAAGATGTATCCCAATGCCCCCACGGGCGGTGCCGATCGCAACATTCTCACTCCTCAAGAAAGACAGCGGATGGGGATTCCCGATGCCAATGGCTACCAAACCATCGGCTACACACCCGACTACCCATACGGCGGAGATGATTCGCTGCCTCCACCGGCCAACATGGTACCTGAGCCGAGCCTTGCTCCCGACCTGGAGCCACGATTCGGCGGGCCTGGGTCTTACCCCATAAGTAATCCTGCGCCTAACGAGACCATGTATCCCAATGACATGGGATACTTCCCTCCCGATTTCCCGCCTGATTTCAACAACCAGTACTTCCCCGATACGGTCTATAACCCTGCGCCTAACGACTTCATGGCTCCGCCAGCCAATGACATCTACCGGGATTATCCGTCCAATCCGAACCCCGCGCCAAATGAGTTCATGGCTCCGCCTACTAATGACGTTTACCAGGATTATCCATCTAACCCGAATCCTGCTCCCAATGAGACCATGTACCCGACCGGTACCAGTGGTTACTATGACCCGACTGGAAACAGCTACGATTTTTCGGGCAGTCCGGTAAATGCGTTCAGTCCTCCTGATATTTTCGCAAATGGCCCAGCAGATCCAGGTGCGGGATTCCAGTGGCCTTTCTTTATTGACCAGTTTTCAACCCCGGGCGGTGTACCTGACACCGGCGGCGGCGGTGGAGGCAATGTTAGCCCAGATGCCTACTCCGATCCCAACACTTACGCTCCATCGCCGGGTAATCCCCAGACCATAAATCCGAATGATCCCAACAACAATCTGACCCGTGGTGGGCAAAGCATGCCTCTTTATCCGACCGCGAATGATGTATTTCCACAACCTTCGATGATGGATGAACTGGGACGGCCCACTGACTGGAGGGGAGCTGGCCAGTTTGTCAAGGACGCCGCTGGCAACATTCGTGATGCCGCAGGAAGGATCGTTCAGGCAGCCGGAGAAGCCGCAACGGGAATTTTTAACAACATAATGAACGACCCTGGTTACTCCAGCCCAGGTTACCTTCAGTCCATAGGTTATCGTCCTGGCCAGGGGACTGGTTCAATGTGGCCGGGAGGATCGGAAGGTTACGGGAGTGACAATCCTTTTTCGCCTGAGTTTTCACTGACACCCGGCCCTATGCAGGGTGGTTTCATTGGCGGAGTCGGAGGACAGGGAGGAACACTGGCCGGAGGCGGCACAGTGGGAAACATGCTCACAGCCATCGGCTTCGGCGGCAATCTGGGTGGTGGCGGGCCAGTTAATCCCTCTGCTCTGGGCGGTATCAGAGGGCCAGCTAACCAGGCACTGACATACCTCCACAGGATGTACAAGGGTCTTTACACTACGCCTCAGAATTTTGGCCTGTTTAAGCATGCAATGCCGAGTCCCTGGGCCAGTCAGCCGCTTGGAAGTCCGTTGAACCCGGGGTGGAACTGGAACACCTACCATGGCGGGCAGGTTGATTTCCACAACCAACTGGTGAACACACCGGGTCTTTACCAGTCAATCATTGACCGCCTGACCAGTGGTAGTGGCGAAAAAGGAGCAAATGTCGGCGGCGGGCCTCCACAGAAACTCTCTCGGCACACACCAGAATTGAAACCGGCATGATTAAAGACAAAAACAGGGTGTTCGACGGCTGGCTCACGCTGGAAGGCGGAGTCGATGCTGGTCGCATGCCTGATTCCCTGGACGTCAACCAGGCAGTAAGCGCACGCAACATTACGTTTCGTGGCGGCACGATGAAAACTCGCCCGGGGTTCAGGAAACTGGACGAGGAATTCCCCGCTGGCACCGGTCAAACGTGGTGCTTCAATGAGCCACACACCTTCAATCCGGATAGTTCATTCATAGCCGGAGAATACAAGCCTAACAACGTGGGGATCAATGGTCTTGGTGCGTGTGTTTTCACTACTGGGACGAAAGGAGACGTCACTGTTACCGCGTCCAGCCATGGCTTGATTGCCGGTCAGAAGGTGGTGTTCGTCACCAGTGGCACGCTTCCGGCGTCGATTCATCCCGCTCCTCATCAGTATTTTGTCCTGAGCGACAGCCTGACTACGACCAATTTCAGGATTTCAGAGACCTTGAATGGCCCGAAAATCACGTTCGCCACGGCTGGGACTGGTGTGCATCGAGCTTTCCTGTTTGGCAGCATCGCACGCTGGTTCGTGAACGAAGACTCAAATTGGGTTTACAAGCACGGCATCCTGCAATGCGCTGCGGCCTACTCGCCTCATAACGGAGAAGACTGCATCGTGGCTCTCATTGGTGGCCGCCTGTTCAAGATCGTACCCCGGGTGAACACGGCCAAGGTCACCGAGGTCGTCATCGACGACGATCCTAAGAAGCTCCGGAACATGAAAAGGATTCCGATTGGCTATATGTGCCAGGCCGACAAATGGATGATCGCCCAGGACGGCAACAGCAGGGCCATCATCTTCGATTCGGTCAAGGCTCGCAGGGCGAAGACGACCGTGGACATTGACCACACTGAAATCCCAACCGGCACCATGATGGCCTACGGCATGGGGCGGCTGGTGGTGATAGTCAACCAGCGCGATGTGGCGTTTGGCGACCTTTACGGAAGCCATGACCTGCCAGATCCCGCCGACTCACTGATCCTGTTCACGGAGCGCAATTTCCTGGCGGAAGGTTTCGATGCCGCCATCCCGTTCCAGCAGGGAGTGGCCACCGGGATGATCTTCTTTCCGCAGTTGGACACCTCCACCGGGAATGGTCAGCTCCTGGTGTTCGCAGAGCGCGGTGCCACCAGCTTTTTCCTTTCCCTGGATCGCAGCCTCTGGAAAAGCAGCTCTTTCCAGATCCTGTCGCTCCTTACAACGGGACTCCGGGGCCACCGCTCCATCTCGGTGGTGAACGAAGATCTATGGTTCAGGAGTGATGACGGAATGCGCTCATGGCGTCAGGCCCGCAGTGAGCAGAGCGGCTGGGCGCACATCCCGCTCTCCACCAACGTCCGGCAGTACTTTGAAAACGACACAGGCTCGCTGCTCAAATACTGCTCCTCCATGTATTTCGACAACCGGGTTCTAATCAGCACTTCTCCGTTGTGGAACAATGGCCGACCAATCCACTGGGGATCGGTGGTGGTGGATTTCGACATCCTGAGTTCCTTTGGGCAGACCCCGAACGTGCAGTCCACGAAACCAGCATGGGAAGGTCAGTGGCTATCCACGAAGTTTCTTCCCATCCAGTTGCTCACCGGAACGTTCAACGGCGTTACCCGATCGTTTATTTTCGGCATGGACGGCCACGGGGAGAATCAGCTCTACGAGCTGTCATCGGATGACCACGACGATTTTGGCGGCGAACTCATCAACTGGGAGCTAATCAGCAGGACGTTCGATTTCAATAAGCTCAACCCGCAGGATTCTACTGTGTTTACAGAGAACGAACTGTATGATGGCGACCTGTGGCTGAAGGAGATCATCGAGTAAATGCACGATCTTCGCATACATTATCGTCCGGATAACTACCCGCAGTGGACTCTGTGGCGTGAGTTCATCGACAAGTTCACAATGATCGGTGAGCGCGGCCTGATCGACGCAGGTGGTGTGCCGACCGCACGCCCCGGGTTTGCTCCAAGAGTCTCGTTAGGCAAACCTGCCAACGACTGTGATCCAACCACCAGTCGCAAGCTGCGCCGGGGCTACGATTTTCAGATCAAGTTTTCCGGCTCTGGCCACATAGTCATCGACCGGTTCAGGCTGCACGCGCAGCGTCAGATTGAAACTTCAAGAGCGAAATGCTAGACTGCTTATGAATCCCCACGTTAAAACTGAGTTTGGCACGCCTGATCCCAATGCGACGCCGCTCAACCTCGTTCAGTTAATCCAGCTCCTCAACGGACTGGTCATCACCACCATCGAGGGGAGCTATCAGCCATACGTTCTCCAGAATGGCACCCCTAATGCCGACGACCAGGACAAGGTGTGGATCGAGAAAGATTCCCAGGGCCGACCTGTGTCCATAAAGGTGTACTGGTCGGGGAGCTGGCGCAGGATTTACAACGGCATGCTTGGTGAGATCAGGGCGTTCCACGGTGCCCCGGGGTATAGCCCTGAAGGGCATTTCAATGCCACCGGCCTGGGGAACGTGGGCGGAGAATACGACGGCTGGGCTTTGTGCAACGGGAAGAACGGTACGCCGGACTTCTCGGACAAGTTCCTGGTCGGGGCGCACATGAACAAGTCCGACAGCCATAACGATTATGAGGATGGCGAATGGCTGACCTGGGCCGATCCCAAAACAGGCCAGCACACTGGCGGAGTGCATGAGTTCATACTGAACGAAAAGACCAGCTACCAGCCCACGGTGGACATCGGGACTCTCAAGATCGGCAGATACAAAATCGACTCCGGAGGGGAAGACCTCGACAAGCACGGACTGCTGTGGGGGAAACCCAGCGTGGGCAACGAAGACAACAACGAAATCCTGAAAATCCAGTCGGAAGGAAATCCAACTCCTGACGCAGTGAGCGTTCTTAACCCATTCATCGCCCTCGGGTGGATCATCTTCATAGGATACCAGTCATAATGGTCGAAGCACCTTCCAGCATTGATATTGCCTTCCCGCCGCCCACTGAGTTTCTGCCGCTGCCGGGCGGCCTTCAGTTCAGGGACGTTGCTCCCATGATCTGCGGCGTGGTGGAGAACGGCGTGTGCGCGGATGACCCGCGTGTCCTGGTGCGCTTGAACGAAGCCACCAAGATCATCCTCGATGCGCTGATCCCGGTCGGCGGAATGATAATCGCCAACATTGTGGCCCAAAGCCGGTTTCTGTTCCTTCCGCCGCAGATGGAGAACATCATTGAAGTGCATCCGGCTATCCCGACTGACAGCACCAAAGCGTATGGCGACAAGGACACCACTCAGGCGTGGTGCGAGATCGTCAACAACTCCGCCTACCTCGATCCGTCGCAGGCGATGGACAATCCGCTCCTGGACTTCGGACTGAACGGCAACCCGGCAGATCCCAGTGATGTGAGAAGGGTCTATTTCTACCCCGGGCTTGATCCATCCAACGCGGTGGTGCAATGCACGGGAGCGAAGCGATACCTGCCACTCACTAATGACGAAGACTACCTGATTTGCCAGAACATCGAGGCCATCAAGTGCATCATCCTGTCGATTGAGCGTTACGAGAACAACGCCATTCAGGAAGCGCAGGCGTACCGGCAGGCAGGGATGGAGATGCTTCAGGCCGAAGTCAAAAAGCACATCTTCGATCCCCGCAACTACATGCGCAGGAAGTCCGGCTACCGTCAGGATCTGGTGGATTTCGCGCAGAACACCCTTGGCTGGATGAGGGCGCAGATCGCTCTCGACCTTCCCGAAGCCCTGAGAATGGGCAAGCGCGACCTCACATGGACGATCAACCAGGCCGAACGCCGTCTGATGGAGCGCGGCATCTGGAAAGACACCGTTATCACCATCAAGGCAACAGTGGTGGGAGGAAGCATCTATTTCCCGCAGGGAGTCGAAGGCGTCCTGGCATTCGACGTCTGCGGTCGTCCATGCCCGATCCGAAGCCAGTTCTTCCAGTCGCTGGAGAACGGGCCGGGAGGTTTCCCGTGCTCTGAAATGCTGATCGACCAGGGCGACCATCTACAGCCCGGGTTCTCCGCACCGCGCCGCAAATACAAGCTGATCGCCAACTGCGAAGACTCCACCACGATCACCGCCGTCTGCAAATTGCGCTGGGTTCTAAAGAAACCCGAGGACATGATGGTGATTAAGAACTACGAGGCGTTGAGGCTGATGACCTCTGGAAAGATGATGGAAGAAGCCGAGAAATGGCAGGAGGCCGGGGTAAATCAGCAGCAAGCTCTCGACATTTTGGATAAGGAACTCAAAAACTACCTGGCTGGAATCAGGCACACCGTTCACATCCAGACCTACGGGTTCGGGTTAGGCGATGTGGGCGGTTACGGGAGTCAATAATATGGCAAATCTTAGCGACATGATTCATGGGCGGAAGCCGGAGGTCGCGGAGTTCATCCCCACTGATCTCATTGAGGCGTTAGACAAGCTCCTCAAGGGGGAGATGACCGAATGGCCGCAGATTCAACAGCTCGGGACTCTCTTTCAGAATGACGTATTCGACAAGCTGTCGTCTGCTGGTCTCGATCTCAGGAGCCTCATAGGTCTTGGCAGTGAGGATGCCAAGGGCGTGCTTGAAGCAGCCAAGCCGATGATTAAAGGGGAATTGCCACCCGATGTCATGGCGCAGGTGTTCCGGCAGAGTGCTTTCCAGAATCTCGGCACCGGCCTGATGGGTTCACCCATGGGCGGAGCGAACCAGGCGCGGCAGCTTGGCCTGACAAGTCTGGACATGATGAAGCAGGGAGCAGACCTGGCGGCTTCCGGCGGGAACGCGGCGCAGCGATGGGCGCAGATAGCGAGCGGCACCATGATGCCCACCAGTCAGTACATGTACAGTCCATCGTTCTTCGCCGACTTCCTGGCGAAGCAGGCCGCAGCGAAGCGCGATGTGAAGCAGTTGCGCTACAACACCGCTGCCGCTCCTGATCCGGCCATGGCGCATCGCGCCGCAATGCTGGCCAGCTTGCTTGGCAGTTTTGCCGGGCCTGGGGGCAGCTCAATGGGCAACTCAATAGCTCAAAACCCGAATCTCAATTACGGCTCCATGATGAGTGGCGGAGTCGCCGGAGCGATGGGAGGCCCGAGCGGTATGGCTGGCGGCATGTCCTTTGGAGGAACGCAGGGGATGCAGTTTGGTCAGCCAGCGAACCAGGGCTTTATGACGAACTTCGGTAACGCCTTCAACAGCACTGATCCGAATTACCAGACCACCGGGGTTGGCGGCAGCCTCGGAGGTTGGCTGGGAGGCATTTTCAACTCAGGAGGATAACATGGCAAACGAATACGGCCCAACGGTAGAACCAGGCTGGATCGGCGGCGCAAAAATGCCCGGACAACCCGATCTCGTTGGAAACTTTATGAACGCTTGGCAGCTCGGGGTCGCGGCTAACGCCAAGGAACGGTACTACCAGAACATGGTGGCGCAGATGCAGCTCAAAGGGCTGAAAATGCAGCAGGACAGCCAGCAGGACGCCTTCAAGAATGAAATGGCGGTCAAAAAGCTGGGCTGGGATCAGGAGAAATTTGTTCAGCAGATGGAGAACGCGCAGTCGGCCATGGGAATCAAACAAGCCCGTGAGGAACGCCTTTCAAATAAAATCCAGGATGCCAACGAAGCTGAAGCCGGTGCTAATGACGTCCTTGCTCAGTTGTACCGGGAAAACAAAGGGCCGGGAACACCGGATTTTGAAGCCGAGTACGCCACTCGGATGTCGCCATGGCTCGCCAAGTCAGCGACCGTCAGGCTCACTTACAACAACATGCTGCATCAGGCCAACAGTGTGCGTGATGACAACCAGCGCGGGATCGAAGCCTCATGGAAACGCTTCAACGAGAACATCGGCAGAAAGATCGGTGGCGGCAACGTGCTGAATCAGAACTACGACCTGTTCCTGCACCCCGAAAACCTGGAGCCGGTCATGGAAGGATGGAATCCTTTCGACAGGCATGACACTGGCAAGAAGTATGTGCCGGTTCAGGACGCCGCCGGGAATGCCGGTAAGCAGGTGGTGGACATGAGCACCCTGAAGGATCTGCAACAGGAATACCAGTCGATCCTCGACAGGGAGAAAAGGCAGGCCAGCCCGATCCATATACCGGACATGGGCGTGCGGTCAGCGGAGCCGTTGCCAGCCGACAGGAGCAAGTGGGAGATAAACCACGTTTACACTTCACCAAAGACCGGTCAACCAGGGCGTTGGAACGGCAGCACGTTTGATCCGGTAGGACAGTAAAATGTCACCGGAAGAATTCACAGGACAGGCAACGGCAACCCCGAGTCCGAGTCCCGGGGCTTCTCCAGCTCCATCGGGTGGCGGAATCTCGGCTGATGATTTCGCTGGTGGAACTTCTGCTCCTCCGGCAGCTCCTTCACCAACGCCCGGCCAGTTCAACCTCGACGGAACCGCAGCCAACCGGCCTACCGGACAGTCGGCCACGGACGCGGCGATGAATGCCGCCAGGACAGCATACAAGTTCACCTCGCTGTCGAATCCCCTGCTGTGGCCGGGGTATGCGGTAGGCCAGACAGCAGCGGCGCGTGCCACCCTCAATAATGCAGCGCAGAAAGCCATTGGCTCCATCAAGCCGATCGCTGCTGGAATGGCGAGGACGGCAGGAATGAGATTTGGTGTTCACCCGGGAGAAAACGCCCTGATGCCCATGGAGCCTGGCCAGAATTACGACCAACTCAGGCAGCAGCAGGACAAGGTGCTGAGAGAAGATCCCTTCTTTTCGGCAACCCAGAAAGCTCCCGAATTGGCCGCCAAGATGTTCCCAATACCACCAGGTCTTGAGAACAAATGGTACACGCAGGCAGGCGGTGCTGCCGGTAGTTTCGTTCCTATTGTGGCCAGTGGCCCATTCGCGCCATTCACCATTGGAATGGAGACCATCGGTGACAAGACGGAGCACGTTTACGAGGACAACATCAGGCGTGGAATGTCTCCCGATGCGGCGGCCAAGGACAGCTTCGACCGCGCCATAGCAGCCGGAGCAACACAGGCGGCGTTGTGGCAGGTTCTTCCTAAACCACTGCACAGTGCTTTCGACAGGTACCTCATCGACAAGGTTGGGGTGACAGGATGGAAGCGGTTTCTTCTCAACAGGGCGGCGAACGCTGGCGAAGGCGCAGCTCTTGGAGCCGCCACGCAGATCCCAACCAACATTGCATCGGGCGATCCCGCGTTGAAGGATGTTGCTCAGACTGCCGGTGGGCTGGCATTGGCGCAGACGTTCTTTCCACGCGGCAAGACGCACGCAGAGCATGAGGTCGAGAAAACTCACCGGGAACAAATCCTTAAAGAAGTGAATTCCTTCCTGGCGAGAACTGCTCCCACTGTGGGTGAGGTGCAAGGCCCGCCCATTCCGCCGCCGCCAACAAAACGATTTGCAGAAACGCCCGGGGAAGAAGTCGGGCCGATCATTGAACAGCCAGCAAAAGAGGAGGTGAAGACAGATGCCCCTGAAAAAAGGAACGAGCCAGCAGACAGTCTCGACGAACATACGGGAATTTCATCTAGGGAAGACGTATCAACACACCCTCCAGACGAAGGGAAAGGCGGTAGCGAACCGTCAGGCGGTGGCGGCGGCACTGGAGCAGCGGCGGCGGAGCAGAAGCCGCAACCGATAGCCCCGGGGATGTATGACTTCGGGTTCGGGCCGGTGGAAGTGCCAGCTCCGCATCAACCCGCAGCGAAACGATTCACCGGATACCAGGATCGTCTGGCCAATGGCGAGGAACTACCGGAGCATGAGCAGAGCCAGCGTGAGGCAGACCACGCCCAGCTAAAGCAGGCCGGAATTGCCGTCCCGGATCTTCACCCAAAAGCTGAAGACCGCGTTAATCCCGCCAAGAAGGTGGAAGGTTACATGGGGCCGCCAGACCCAAGTCTGCCGAGGCCGAAAGTCCCAGTCCCGGCTGAAACTCTTGAGCAGCGCGAGCAGGTAGAGCAACTGAAAGCCAAGGCCATCTACTTGCAGAACAAGCTCGGCAAGGGAGTAGGGAAGCCGAACAATAACCAACAGGCCAACACCATGGCGGATCTGTGGCAGGTGTGGTCGCAACTGCACAAGATCAGGCGCGACGCCGGGGTGCGAAGGAAAGTCGGCATAGTAGGATGGGGGCCGTTCGGTCTTACCGTAGGAGATCACATGCCCTACGAAGGGCCGGATACGGTCATTATCGGAAAGGGACTGGTGGGCGGTCAGGCTGCTAAATCGCAGGAAATCTTTAACGTTGGGATTGGTGGTGGTGCCGGGATAAAAGGAAGGGATTTATTCGGGTCAAAATACGCAACAGCGAAAACCGGAGGTGCTGAGTTCGTCCGTGGTGATGTGGTGGACATCAAGTACGCCAACGGGAAAAACGGCAACGAGGGACTCGACATTTACGTTGGTGAAAGGAACGCGGAAGGGAAGGTAACCAGGATCAGCAGTGTTATTCCGGTGTGGAGGATAGCCATAGCTCCCGGTGCACGCCCGAGTTCAATGCTGAAATTCTACCCGTTCCTGAAAGACGCCGGGTGGGGTGACGCGGAGAACCTGAGACGCAAATCAAAAGGCGGGAAAACCGTTATGACCTACGGTGCTGGCAATGCCACATCGCAGGCCATCCTGGGTGCAGTAGAACCAGACGACGGTGCTAAAAAGGTGTTCGCGGTCTCACGCAAACCTTTCAAGACTGAAACCAGTAACAACCAGGTCGATAGGCTTGATGACTGGGTAAACGAAGGCAAGGTCGAATATGTCAGTGGGTCAATCCTGGGTGCGGAACAGCTACCGAATGGGAAATGGATTGCCCGTGTAGGCACTGAAAAGCGCATGCCTGACGGCAGTAAAAAAGTCCTCAACGAAAAAACTTTTGAAGTCGATCACATCGAGAATTTCCTCGGGTCAACATACAACACCGACTGGTTGCCTAACGAGATTGAAGTCACTCCGTTTACCCGCGTAGTGACAGATCCCAAGACCGGCCATAAAACAGAGGTGCAAATCCCTCTGCCTCAGAAGCCTGGGCTTATCAAGATGCTCAATGGTGCAAAGCAAACGACGATGGAGGGCGTTTACGCTGGCGGTGATGCCCGTGCCGGAACTGATTTCATGGAGGAGCCGCCACGCCGCATCGACAGGGCGACAGGTGACGCGGCAGGCATAGCGGCTTCCATTCACAGCGACTTGCAACACCTGGAGAAATATGGGAAGCTGCCTGAATGGAATCCCCGGAGCAAGGAAGTCAAGGAAGCCGACCAGAGGCTGAAGGATTTGCTCGACTCGGGAGAGCCGCAGTCGCCGACGGTTGGTCGCCGCCCGAGTGGGCCGGAGACAACTGGCAGCCAAGCGACGAAGAAGTTACCGGCCACGCCTTCAGCGATGCCATCGCGGAGCACAAGCGAGCCGAGTACCTCTCCCAAAACCCGGGCTGAACTTCTTCAAGCCCAGGAAGACGCTCACGCCAAATTCACCCCGCTGAGAGATCGCCCGCTGGACGACCCCGAGCGAGTGGCGGCATGGTCAGTATTCAAGGCGGCCAGGGACGCATTCAATAAAAGCAAACCGCCTCCTCCACGATTTGATCCTTCGGTTGCGCATAAAGCCCGGGGTTTGATCGAGTCAGCGGAGCGCACACAGAAAGAGGTCATCGCTGCCGAGGAGAAAGCTGCCAAAGCAAGGAAGATCCGGTTCGGGGAAGCGGGCACAACTCTCTTTCAGCCGACCTCGCAACAGCAGCAACAGCAGGATTTCCCCACTCCAAAGGGCCGGGTCAGGTTAGCCCCCGGGGAAGCCGCGCCTCCAGCGGAATATCCGCCTGGGAAGATCGCTCGGTTCAACAAATACGATGACGCTCAGTTGCAGGCGGAGCTTCGTCAGCGAACAAATCTCAAGCCCTACACCGATGCGGAGATCGGCGGGGAATTGTCCAGACGTCAGGCATTGACGCAGGGACGGCAGGAGACTCCCCCGGTTCAGATTCAACCTAAAGGAGATTTCCTCGACAATCCGTATCAAAATTTCGTGGAGCAGGGATTCCAGCAAAGAGCGGAAGCCCGTGCGCAGGAGAGGCCGCCATCAGAGCCTGGGATGATCGCAGAGCCGGAGATTCCTGAATTCCCATCAAGGCCACCCAACCTGCGCGAGCGTCTGCGCGACAGTCCCCAGACTCTTTCCACTCCTGATCTGGTGGACGCCATTGGAGAAGGCCAAAGGTTGCGTGACACTTTCGGGCGTCCGGAAACCCGGGAGGAAAAACAGCTCCAGACCGATCTGACCGGCAAGATCGACAGCTTGCAGAAGATTGTCGATGCCAGGGAAAAACACATGATGGAAGACCCTGCTCGGGTTGAGGCGGAAGCCCGCCGGAGGGTCACCGACAATCCAACGTACCCGGACAAACTGGTGAGCGATCTGGCCACCGGGAAAAAGGCGTCGATCGACGCAGCGGATGAGAAGATTCTCCTCAACCAGAGAGCAGCCTTCACACATGGCCGTGACGCTCAGGGCAACCGGGCCATGGACAAGACTCTCGACCCGGGGGAACGCGCCAGTGCAGCATCGCAGTATGAGGATCTGAACAAGAAAATCGACCTCATGGATGAGGCCACCGACAACGGAAACAGGATCAAGGGCGCACCTGCCCGCAACTTGTGGCACCAGTTCAGGCAAAGGGACTACGAGCTGCCGTCGATGGAGCGCAAACTGTCCATTGCAAAAGGTGGCGTTCCTCTCACCAAGGCTGAGACAGCAGACCTGAAAGTGAAGACGGACAGGCTGGCGAAAGCGATGACCGACGTTCAGGCCGCAAAGGTGAAGACCGGATGGACACCCGGCCTGGGAGCCAATGTTGCCCCGGGGTTACGCCACAAGCAGTACGTTGAGCACCAGGCCAAGGAAGCTCTCGATGACACCATCTTCAAAGAGACCATGAAGAACCGTGGTCTTCTAAACAAGTCTCTTTCCACGACTGGTCAGGTTGTCGATCTATCTCGGGCGGTAATGACCAGCATGGATCTCTCCGCCATAAGGCGGCAAGGCGGCCTGTTCTTTATGGGCAGCCCTGCACGCTCCGCCCGCATTATGAAGGACATGCTCCGTGCAGCAAAGAGCGACGAAGGCTACTTCAAGCTGATGCAGGACATCCGTGAGCGTCCCAATGCGCAGCTCTACATCGACTCAAAACTTGGGCTGACTGACATCCGATCGCCGAAACTCTCTGCGCTTGAGGAGATGTATATGTCGCGGTGGGCAGACAAGATCCCACTGGTCAACAACTCCCAGCGTGCCTACGTCTATTTCCTGAACCGTCTGCGTGCCGATGTCTTCGATACCATGGCTGGCAACCTCGGTCAGAAAGGTCATGTGACTGCGGCCCAGGCAAAGCAGCTTTCCAATTTCATCAACGTTTTCTCGGGCCGGGGAACACTGGAGGGCGATGCAGCGAATGCTGCGGCTCTGCTCAACCGAGCCTTCTTCGCTCCCCGATATGTCATCAGTCGTTTCCAGGCTCTGACATTGCAGCCGCTCCGTTACGCCCACGATCCCAAGGTGAGAATGTTGATCGCCAAGGAGTACGCCAAAACACTGATCGGCTACGCGGTCACCTACGGCCTGGTGGCGGCGGCACTTCCGATGCTCGGCGCGTCGGTGGAATACGATCCGCGTTCAAGTGATTTCGGGAAGATCAAGATTGGCAACACCCGCATTGATATTTTGTCCGGACTGGGGCAGGCCACGGTACTGCTCGCCCGACTGATTACCGGACACACCAAAACGCCTTCAGGCAAGATCCAGAAACTGTACGGGAAACACCCTGTCAGTCAGCGAGATGTCGATAACGTCATCCTGGATATGTTCCGCAGCAAGCTGGCACCAATCCCAGCGGCAACATGGAACGCAGCCAAGGGCAAGAAGGTCACCGGAGAAGAAACCAACATTGGATGGGAAGCTCTAGGGTTGGTCACTCCGCTATCGGGCAAGGACATTTACACCGCTCTCTTGGAGCAGGGCGTGGTGAAGGGAACAGCTCTCGGGTTGATTGCCTTCTTTGGAGACAGCGTGAACACCTACGCCACCAAGGGCCGGGTGAGGCAAAGGAAAGCACACAGGACTAGATAACATGAATGAAGGACTATTCGCCAACCAACTACTTATCATCCCACCAGTTACCATCTACGAATTTGCCTGCGGTCGTTACGTTTGCTTCCGGAGTGACCTTGACATTTGCAATGACGGCACCGGAGACGACCACGACGACCAGTATCATCAATCTGAGACCGCTTACTACAACGGCGGAAAGTTTCTTAATGCTGACGAGGACAAATACATCGTCATCCCTCCCCAAATTAGGTCAATGGTACCGGGGGTTGTTATGGGATGTCAGGGCCGCGCCACCAACCTGCTGACCGGAGTAACATCCCCCGGGGTAATTGGTGAGATCGGCCCTGATGACAAAACTGGCGAGACAGCGTACTGCCTCGCCAAGATTCTGAACCCGAAGATTTCCTACAACTCAGGGGACGTCAATCGGATTTATCTCTATGAGATGTGGCCGGACGTTCCGGCTGTGGTGGATGGGAAGACTTACAAGCTAGAACCCGCCGGATAGGACGGTAATCCCAAGTCCCATCAGGCCGTGTATTCTTCAGCAGTGGGCCTACGTTGCCCGTTGGTGTGTTTATTAGTCTTGGATTTTGCATGTTTGGTTTTCTTGTTAGGTAGTCTAAGACCAGCATACACCAGCTTTTGCATAACCACAGCCTTCGTTTGAGGTGAGGATTCACAGAGTTGTTTCAGCACTTCAACATGCCATTGAATTTCCTCTTTAACAGTGGGCCGATACGCCGCCGGAGAGGGGTCGGATGGACGAGGTGTATGGACAAGCTCCGAACCCTGTGACGCCTCCGGCGACTTCTGTGGGACACACAGAATATCATAAAATGGACTCTCGGGATGCCGATAAAGAACACTGACCTGGTATCCATGGCGAACCATCCAGCCAACCACATCCTCGGGTGTGGTACGTTGCCTGCCCAGTGCCTCGGGGTTAATCTCGACCACCATCACGGGATGGAATTTCTCGATCAACTGCTCCGCTCCCTCCAACACGTTCAACTCGTAGCCTTCAACGTCGATCTTCATAAAGTCGAGCTGAGTAAGCAACGGTAAATCGTTGTCGAGTCGCCTGACCTGAATGATCGGGCCTTGCTCGGCGTTGTTGTGCGAGATGTAGCTTGAGGCGTAGCTTCCAACCAGCCCTGCTATGCCATCACTTCTCCCCAGGCCGTGACAGAATCCGAAGACGTTGCCCATGCCATTAGTGTTGTGAACGAGGCACTTGAAAGCATCCGGGTTTGGCTCGTAGGCGAATACCTTCCCCTTCGGCCCTACCGCGTGAGAATACGCAACAGTATGATCCCCAATAAAAGCCCCAACATCAACCACGGTATCACCGGGTCTGATGAGTGGTGCGATGTGAGGAATGAGGGGATCAAAGTCAAGGCGTCCTTCTCTTTCTACCTGATCGCTTATGATGGTGTCACCCGCAAGCACCCATGCTCCGTTATGCGGCAGGACTTTAATGGGCTGCGCCGCCCGAGTGCCGATTTCTTCACGCGACGGTGTTTCTCTAGTCGTCGGTTCTGTCGGGACAGAGTGTGATTCCTTTTCCGGCGCAGCTTTCTTCCGCAGAAGATCAATCAGGCTTCCATCCTTTGAAGAATGGAAGATCATCGTCTCCGGCCTGAGACCGTCCAGGCTGGTGAACGTGCCGTGCTTCCAGTAGTGCTGAATCAGCTTCGTGAAGTGGGCATGCGGTATGATCTGGTCTTTGGCCGCGATGTCCCACGCAACTTCGTGCGCCCGGTAGCATTCACCGGCCAGCAGGTAAATCGGGTTCTGGTAAAAGCCAACCCCGCTCATGTGCTTGGGGACGTCCGGCCTTTTCTCACCCAGATCTACCAGCTCGCCCATGAAAGGCTTCCCGGCGCACCGGTATTCTGACTCCAGCGCGTCCAGCCACCCCGGCCTTATGGGGATGGCGTCAGGTTCAAGCCATAGGAAATAAGGCCACTCCTGTTCGTGCTGAATCAGGGTGCAGGCATAGCTGAACAACTGGTTCGCTCCCTGCGGCCAGCCATCAATGTCCGATTTGGTCAGACGGTGCTTCACGAATCGGAACACGGTGCCGAAGCATTGCACTACCTGGCGCATGATCTCGGGGTCGCATCGTCTGTCGCACAGGACAAGAATGTCATGTGTTTTGCAGTCGCCCAGTTCAGAGATCCACCTGGCGTTCTTGAGTGCCTGTTCCTGGTCAACGACACTGAATGGGTAAATGACTAACATTGTGCCTCCTCCATGTGTACCACCTTGCGGTCGCCGGGCATCAGCAGCCCTGCGAATTTCTTTTCCTCGTAGGCTTCGTACAGCGTCCTGCCCTTGCTGTCCTGCACGAAAGCGAAAAACACCTGCTCCATTTTGACCTGCTCGGTTTCGATCAATGCCAGTTGCGCTTCAATCCAGTCTTTGAGGATACGCCATGCAACGCGGGCAGCCTTCTGCCGGTCACCATCCTTGGCGTAACGCTGGCGTGTCCGGTGCTTAATAAGAATCTTCGCCACCGCGTCGATGTTGGCCGGTAGCCGGAATGCCATCGGCCCAAACTGCGTGTCGATCTGAAACGAGAGTCCAATCAGCTCGCCAGTGCCGCGCTGGTATTCATGTAGAATCGACCATGCGCCAGCCTTGGCGAGCTTCGATTGAATCTCAGCTACAGACCGCTCGGCGGATACCTCTGTGGTGTAGTTGAGTAACGGCAT